ACGTACCCACAGCTCACCCCGGAATGCTTCCCCGGCCTGCCCGCCGCTTATCCAGCCACGCAGCCGGCAGAGCGCTTGGCTGAGCGTTGCCCCACCCTTACCTTCGCAGAACGCAGCCCGCGCCTCGTCTGACTGCTGCATCCACCAGTAGAACGTGCTGGCATCAGGCGGCGTCTGACCTTCCAAGTTAACGGCCAGGTAGAACTTATGCGCAGGGCCGTCCATCGGTGAGCCGTCAGGACTGAAGCGCACGGCGCCGATAGCCGCGATCGGAGCATCGGGGCGGATGCCGGCTGTTTCGAGGTCGAGGGAGATGGGGTAGTTGAGGTATGAGGGATTCATAGATCACCTCGAGTCAGGGCTGACCAGCTAACCGGGAACAGCGGAGCAATGATGTGATCCCACTGGTGAGCCAAGACCTGAATCTCCAGCTGGGCATGAGCCTCGGAGCGCTGGATGTAAGCCCTAGCCCAGGCATACAAGCTACCGGTAACGTAGTAGCTGGTAAGCATCGACTGAGGTAGGGTCATGCGGGCCTGCTCAGGGGCCACTCCGTCAGCAGTCATCTCCTCGTACAGGCTGGCCGCGTGGTCTATCAGAAATCCGTACTTGTCTGCCCACTCTAGGCTGAGGGGATGCCCCCCACCGCTCCCCTGCTTGATGCCTGCATCAGGTCGAACGCGCCACTCATCTGGGAAGTGGAACTCAGGAGTGTCATCAACGTAGCGGCGGGATACCTCGTTGTAGGTGAAGCCGACCATGTGCTTGAACCTCTGGCGAGCCACGAAGATGGGCACCGTCTCACGCATCTGGATCATCGGGTGGGACATCGGCGTCCAGTGCCCGTGGCCGGCCAGATACTTGATCAGCTTGACGTCTTCTTCTCGCAGGTACTGTCCAGTGGGCTGGACTACACTGCCCGGCAGGAGTTCGACGTTACCGTCTGCATCGGTGAACTCACTGGTCTTGTCGAACGACACACGCGCTGCGTTAACTACAGTTAGGTCGCTGCCCATGTGCTGTATGTATTCAGCCTTCATCGTTGTTCCTTTGGTATGTACGGCGCTTTGGCCGTCTTATAGGCTTGGTGGGCTTCTTCCGGTGTGGAGAACAGACCCAGACATTTACGTCTGAACTTGGCTCTGTACACGCCAGGCTTGTGCATGTGCACGCCTTGAAATCCGCACTTGTTATGCTTGCGAGGGCCTGTCTGGTTAGTGCAGTTGATAGACGTTGATACGTCTCTCAGGTTGTCGAGCCAGTTTTCCGACTTGATCTGGTTCTTGTGGTCGATCTCAACAGGCCAAACACCGTTGGTGTAGAACCACGCCAGGCGATGCAGCTTGTGGTACCGGCCACAGACCATGGCCTTCAGGTATCCCTTCTTATCAGGGTTGCCTACGACTGAGCCAGCTCGCACGTTGCCAGCACTAACCTTGCGAATGAACACACCTGTTAGTGGGTTGTAACTAACTGCGGCTCTAATCCGCTGTAGGTACTCGGCGTCCCCATCCATGTGAATCTCCAAGATCCTGATGTAACAACTCCCGACCAAGGCCGGGAGTTGCGTTACTTACTGTTCGGTGCGTAGTTCAGCTTTTGGGGTCCAGCCTGTCGGCATCTTCACCATGCAGCCGACACCCATGGCGTACTTCACGGTGCGGTCTGTCTGGTAGCCGTACCAGTGGCAGCCGCCGTAGTGAATGGCTGCGCTGACTACCAGGTACGCTGCGACGACAACCGCGGTGGCCAGCACCGCCGCTGAACTGTTCTTCATGCTTCGATACCGAAGTCTTTCAGGCGCAGGCCCAGCTCCAGGCCGATTTCAGACAGGATCTTCATCTCTTCAGGGCTGATGTTGCCGTCGCCTTCTGCCACGGTCAGCATGTTGACGAACACTTCCTCGGCGTCTGCCGGGCTGTTCTTGATGTCGCGGATCTCCCGCATGATGCTCATCTTGCCGAGGCGGAACCCAGCCTGGAGCTGCTCAGTGAACTGGTTCACCGTGGTGGTGATCTCAGAGCCAAAGTGCTCCAGGGCCTTGTTGGCACGAATCTGCAAGTCGATCTGAGCAGCTTCGTTCTTGCTGATCTCACCATCCGCTGCGGCCACCAGTAGACAGCCCCCGACGATGGCTTGCATCAGGTCACGGTTTTCCAGCTTCTTGACTGCACGCTTTGCGCCGAACAACTTTTTACCAAAACCAAACATTGCGTAATTCCTTGCTGAAGTGAGTGCTTAACTGCGTGAATGCTTAAGTAAGCAAATGCTTACTTACTCGCCTGCTGGTTTGTCAGCGCGGGCCTGCGCTGCTGCATCGCTGTAGCCCTTGGCGAAGCGCTTGCCCAGCAGCTTGGCCTTGTTGCTCAGGCGTACTTCACCCAGGCTGACGCCGATAGGGCCAATCAAGCCTTGGATGTAGAACACGCTGTCACCAGCTTCTTCAACCACGTTGGCTTCATCCAGCGGAGCGCCAAGGATGTGGTCGACGATCTGGTTCAGCATCTCAGCGGCTTCACCAGCCAGGCCAACAGCCATGTGCAGCAAGTGGGCCTTATCAGCGGTCAGCGCATCGAATGCTGTGGCCATCGGCGCGCTGCTTGGCAGTTCGTACTGAGGGGCAGCTGGCAGGGTCTTGTTGTAGACCACCTGCTTCTTGATGGTGTCCAGCGCGTTGCCACGGTTGATGACACCGGCGCAGACCTGTAGGAGGCTGACGAAGTTAGTGAAGGTCAGTTCGCCACGGATAGTCTCGCCCGGCTTAGCCAGGTCGCTGACCATCTTAGAGTGAGAGGTTTGCATTACAGCATCTTGTGCTTCAGCGGGTACGCTGGCAAAGAGGCGGTCAGCAGCAGCTTGGCTGATTTCAACAGGGTACTGAATTCGTGGTTCGTTCATGTGGATCTCGTTCTGTAGGTAAGGAAAAGCCCGGCCTGAGCCGGGCTTTGGAGCAGCTGCCAGTTAGGCTGCAGCGCGCAGCGCCTTGAAGATCCAAGGGCGGAACGCTTCTTCACCGGTGCCGATCTTGCTACCGACCTTGCACTGAATGATCAGGTTGGCCGGGGCCGCCTTGTACAGTTGACGGCCTACAGCAAATGCGCCTGCCAGACGGTCAGTGGATGCAGGTGGGATGGATAGCGACACGATCAAGCCTTCGTGCTCATCGGTACGGTTGACCAGCATGGCCATGCCCTCGATGTAGCGCTTGATTTCCAGAGGTGCGTCTGGGGTGCCGTAGCCGTCCTCCAGCCACTCAGCCAGAGTTTCCTGAGCGCTGCTGCCGTCTGACTTGGTCAGACCTTTAGGGTCGTAGCTGTAGAAGATCTCAGCGCCGTTGCCTTTGTACTGACGCACGATGTAGATGTTTCGAGTGCCCATGATCTGCACCTCGATAACCTCACCGAGGCTGGTGTCTTCGCTTCCCAACTGGAACTTCGCTTCGTGAAGCTTCACACGGTCGAACGACATGCCAGTCAGCTGCATGCCCTCAAAGCCTTCGTCAGCCATTTCCTGGGTGAAGGTAGACATCGCGCTGTTCGCCTTGTGAGGCACCACGACTGCGCTATTCGCAGCAGCTTGGACTGCAACTTCCTTTTGCTCAGCCACGATAATCACTTCGGGCTCCTGCTCCTGCACGATGACAGTCGTTTCTACGACCACATCAGCTTCCTTGCTCACAGCATCCGTGCTGGTGGTTTCCACTGCAGCCGCGACCACTTTCTCAGTGACGACTTCCTTGGCTGGTTGGTCCACGAGAGTGGCTTGGGTTTCAGTAACAACAGGTTTTTTCAGGGCCATGGTGGTATTCCTTAAAGAGGTCATTTGAATTTGATCATCATTAGTTAATGCGCCAATTGGCGCATTAACCTGGTAGCAGGCTATTTTATACAGCGGCGCCAGTACCGCTGTCAAGGCGAAGTGATCCGCGAGATCTCGAAGAGGCTCGTGGGTCACTTACGCTTTGGTTTAGGTCAGCCGAGGAGTTCGAACAGCAGGTCGTGCTTGTCCTTGATCGCTCGGTTGTTGCTCTCTTCGTTGGCCAGCAAGGACTTGAAGTTCTTGTCAGCCAGTGTCTTCAACACTCGCATGAAGTAGACGTTGACGATGTTGACCTGACCCTTGCGGTCAGCCCTTGCGATAGCCTGCTTGGCAGCCTTCGGTGAGGTTGGGCACTCATAGAAGATGATGTAGCCAGCCACCTGCAGGTTCAGCCCGGCGCCGCCGGAGATCCACTGGATCACAATTACACTGCACTCATCGTCGTGCAGGAACTTGTCCAGCTCGCCCTGTCTATCCGCCGTCTTCCCGTAGACCACTGCCACCTTACGGTGGGCAAACTGCTTGGCCAGCCCCTCAATAGCCTTCTGGTAGAAGGCAAAGATGATCAGCTTTCGCTTAGGGCCAGGGTTGATAGTGTCCACCAGCTGCCCCGTGGTCTTGGCCAGCTCGTTGCTGGACTCCAGCGACTCGTCGAACTCACCAGGGGAGCTGATGATCTGCAGGGCAAGGTGACGCAGAGCACTCTGGTTATCAGGGGCAAGTACCTGATTACCCAGGAGCGCAAAGTTGTCATTGATGATCTGCCGATACAGCTTGAGGTGGGCACCGGCCAGCTTCACTGGAACCTCGCTGATGATCGGCTCAGGCATCTCGATAACATCACGCTTCTGCACCCGGTGAGCGTTCTTCCAGAGCGCCTGGTAGATGCCTTCCACGTTGATGTAGTCGGTGATCTGCTTGACGTTGGCTATCTTCCCGCCCTTGGTGGGGATCTGGAACGTCTTCTCCACGCAGTGCTGCCGGATGAATGATGCCTTACCCATGAATGCATCGGGGTTGATTAGCCGGATCAGGCCATAGGCGTTGTGC